AATCTACTGAATCTGTTGTTCTAAATACTATTGTAGAATCGGTGGATGATTCAATTTCCATCCCCTCCTTTACTTTTATATAATAACTTTCATCAGGAGAGTATGTTGCATCATTTTTAGCTAAAGTTAATTGATATACATTTAATGTTGTAACTGCCGGTGTTGTTACCTTTGGTTTATATCCCATTGATTGTGCTAAAGCAACTATATTTTTCATTTCAGTTGCGTAAGATAACATTGATTCTTTTAATTGTGTATCTTGATAAAAAGATAACATATCTCCGATGGCAGCTGCCTGTTCAATGAATACCATACCTGGAGAAGCTTCATTAAAATCGGAATATGTATTTGGAAAATATGTTTTAGTAAATTCAATAAGATTTTGCTTTAATGTTGTAAAATCTTTACCAACGAATGATATTGATTTTTTATCATTTCCCCAATTCTTATCTAAAGGTTTAAGTGCCATTGTTTTTAATTGTTATTTACAGTTATTTGTACCGATTCTCCTAAATTTGGATTTGATACTAATGAAAATTTTATATCTAAATTTATTCTATTATTATCAATATCATTATCATCATAATCAAATATAATTTCATCTATATTTAAATATGGTAACCAATTTGATACCGCATCTAATATTGTGTTTTCTATTTGATTTTCTATCAAATTAGAATCCATTTGTTCAAATAACACTCTCCAAATATCACAACCAAATGTGGGATTTAAATATCTTTCTCCTTTTTTGGTTAATATTAAGTTTTTTAAATTGTCTTTGGCTTGAGTTAGTGTTGTATAATTAACAGAAAATATTCCACCCTTATCGGAAGATTTATTTATTCCAATTCCAAGTATTTTGTAATCATTCTGTGTTAAATCCGTTATATTAACTTTACCTAACTCTATTGCCATTATTTAAATCTCTTTACTAATTCTGAATAATCTCTTGTTAATGCTTTCATAGTTGCATCTTGTAATGCATCACCGGTTGATTCCATTTGTTGAGGAATATTTTGTGGAACACCAGCTTCTCTATAATCCATTGTTTCCCAATCTCCTTCCATAGTTTGTTGAGGTTGTACCATATCCAATACACTTCCACCAGCACCTGCCATACCACCTTCAGCTCTATGTGCAGCAGTGAATGGTTGAGTCATGTTCAAAATCTCATTTATCATTGGGTCTTTTGAAAATTCTTTTTGTGGTCTTTGTGTTTGTTGAACCGGTTGTTGTCTTTTAACCTGTGTAGGAGTAACTTCTGTTATCTCTCTCAATGATGGAGTAGATGGTTTTTTTTGTGAGTTTAATGTAACTGCACCAGACTTAATTAGTTTAACAAGTTCTTCTTTTACTTGTAACTTAACTTCGTTTTTAACAACTTCTTTAATTAAAGTTAATAAAATTTCTGATTTCATAATAATTGTTTTGTATATGTTTAGTAATAAATATTTGATTTAATAATTTATCCCACAACTCTGTAACCTGTCCAATTTATAATTGCAGGGGCAGGTGGGGCAGGTGGTGGGTATTGTGCAATAACCGACATCGTTCCTCCAACTCCCATTAAATGAAATTTTGCAACATTTACAAACGGGTCTAATAATATATTGGTTGGATATGAAAATACTAATGTTGGAGGAACAAACCAAATATTTGGAATTTTTGGAATCTTATCTTTTATTAAATCATATGCCATTGCCAATAATTCTTCTTTTGTAGGTATCTTATCCTTTATCATTGCTTTTAATTCAGCCTTTGTTGGTATTTTTGGAATAGATAAACCTGATAGGTCAAAATCAGGAATCAATCCATCAATTATATCTCTAACGTATTTTTTAATTTCAGCTTTTGTTGGTTTTTTTGGTAAATTATTTGCAAGATTTACCGCAGTTTCAATTGCAGCATATATTGGAGCAAGTATTGTTTCTTCTATTGGTTTTATTATAGTTTCTTCGATTATCTTAACCGCTTCATCCAATAAAATGTCAGTTGCTTTTTTAATTATATCTTTTATTTTTGGTAATTCAGGAAATGGAAATTTTAAAGCTTTTTTTATTTGACTACCAATACTTGCTTTCTTCTTTTTAGCTTCTCTTAATTTTTCAATAACTTCTTTTGCTTGCTTTATTATTGGGTCGTTAAGTATAAGTGGATTGGATATTTCTTTTTTTAAAATTTTAATAACCGTATCGTAAACAGGTATTGCACCAATTTCTTTAATTTCTATTGTCAAAGATTTTATTTCATCTTCTAATTTTTTTAATGCTTCTTTTAAAACTTTGTGTATTGCAATCGAACTGGCTAATGAAATTGGATTCGGGCCGATGTTTTTGATTGTACCAGGTGCGGGTGGTGTACTTGGCCAACCCAATGGTTTTAATAGGGGATTTGGTATTGGTGCCATTTCTGCACCCAACCAATATGCATCAAATGCAGCGGGATATATTTCTGCTAATAAATTAAAATTTTCACCACCAGCTTCTCTTCCTTTTTTAAATGCATCTTTAATAACCTTTGCCATACCTGTTGCATTACCATTAATAACGGGTACACCATAAATCATATCACCCCCACGTTTTATACATTGGTCATATTGAGTAGATATAAAATCAGCCATTCCATCCGAATCCTTAGCGTATTCAAATGTTATCATTGATTTTAATACATTTAATTTATATATAGTCCAAGACATTTATTATTTTGTTAAATAATTTCTAGCCGAAAGAATTGTTTTTAATCTACCCTTAATTGAATTAAAAGCGGGTGAATTTACAGGACCCGTATCGGTTGGGCCACAACTTGTACCATATACTTGACCTGTGATTTCATCAATCAAATCTTCTAATATTTTAATTAATTCACCACCTAATACCATTTTTTGAACAGCATCTCCCGCTTCACTATTTTTTGTACCAATTGCACCTAACCAAATATTTCCAGTACCTTCGGTTTCCAGTATAATGTTTCTATTAGATTGTAACGTAACATTATTATTACTTTGAATGTGGGTGTCTCCAATAGAATCCACCGTAAATCTACCATCGGTTATAATACCTGTGTTTCCTTTACCAAAAATGATAAACTCATAAGCTTTTGCTGAAAGGATTATTCTATCCGAATTCACAAACAATTGGTCACCTTTTAATTTATCCGAAGATGGAAAATCTTTGAATGCTACTTTTTGTTTCTTTGTAGTTTCTTTAAATGGAATCTTTGTTTTGTTAGATGTTATATATATTGAAGTCCCATCTTTATTAATGTCCTCATCTACTAATGTACCTATTGGTTTTGAATCCAATTCTGCATTTTGTTTATTTCTAATGAATATTCCGGGTGATGATGATTTATCATCTTCAGTTAAAAATAATTCACTAAAACGAATTGTATTACCAACTCTACCACTTATTATAGTGTCACCATTTTTTGGATTTAAAAATTTTACTTTTTCATTTACATTATATCCACCACTTATTTCTTTCTTTTTGGTCGTTGTCGCAGCGTATCCACCACCGGTATCTTTTGTATTAGTCAGTGACTTTGAATCTGCGGCCGGCTCTAATGAACTATCTATTTCTTCGGAACCCACTTTTAAAGAAGATTTTTCTCTATAATTTGAATATGGAGTTGATGAGTATGGTAAATAAAATGTTTCACCTTCTATTTTTAAAATCGTAATAGTTTCTCCCTTTATTGGGAATGTAAAATTATTTTTATCAAAAGGAAATGCAATATCTTCTTCCACAATTGCATCTTGGTATGCATATGTTATTGCACCATATAATCTACCATCTTCTTTGGTAAAATTGGTATTATCATTATAAACGGAAATATTACCCTTAACCCTCTCATAAAACGGGGTATTTGTTGGATATACTTTTACAACTCTAGCTAAAAATGTTTCCATTATAGTTTTGTTTTAATTTCTTCAATTTCAATTTCTAAATCGCCCATTCTTTCTTTAGACTTTTCTTCTACTGCGTTGATAGTATCTTCCATATCTTGTAGTAATTGTGTCTTTTCATGTTCACTTAACCAACCATCTTCACCAATACCCTTAGCTTCAGCAGCTGCAAGTCTTTGTCCTATTGTTGCAAGTTTAATTAAGTGGTCATCGTTCTTAACCGATACTTCAATTAAATCTTTTATAATTGGTGCAATTACAGTTGCTTCTCCTACATTACGAATAAGTTTTCTTAACGATTCAA